GTAAAGATGAGGATGGAAATCCAAAAATCACCATAGAAATGGATGGTGAAAATACTGGAAATCCTATGATGAATCAAACAATTGTGATGGAAGCAACACCATTGGAAAGTGTAGAAGCATTTGGTATGAAAGCATCAAGTAGTAATATATGGTATGGTGTTTTGGCTATTATTGTTTTAATGGTAGTCTGGAAATGGTTAAGAGGAAAGCTATGAGATTATTTGATTTTGGTATTATACTAGCAGTAGTTATGTTGCCATGGTTGGTTTATAGTATATGGATAACTCCATAACTTTAGCTTGTATGAATTACTCATTGTGGTATAATGAGTATATGAAATGATGAAAAGGGTTCATCATGTTTTGTTAACATAGAAGGAGATATATATGACTGTTATGCATGGTCAACCAAGAGTTGGCAAGAAAAACGCACGAAAGGTTACTCGCCGAGAATCTGAATTGACGGGATTACCTCGTTGGTGCAAAATCTACACTTCACCTGCAACGGGCGAAGTTGCATTTGCAAATGCCGATATTGTCGGTGGAAAGAAAGCTGTAAATGCTATCCGAAGTAAGTTGGATAAATTTTATAGTTAATCCAACCTGAGATTTTTGGGGACCTATTGGGTCCCCAATTTTCTTTATAAATACTATGACACAATGGACTAAAGAACAATTGATAGAAGGATCAGTATCATTAGTTAAGATGAAATCTAAACTAGCTATGATAGAAAAGAAAGTTAAAGACAAAGGTATACGAATAACTTTTAGTGATAGATTAAAGTTTGACAGACTCTATCACCCATTAAAGAAAAAGATAACTGATATGGACAACGAATTTTTATTGAATGTAGCTGGTAATGGAATAGAGGGGGAAGAAAATGCGGAACCTCCTCCTACGAATCAGAAAAAGTAAACATTCAAAGTTGTTATTTAAATTATATATTACATGGTCAATAATAGCAGATTTAGTATTAGTGAGTGGAATTATTTGGGGACTTATTTATTTTTGGTGATGATATGAAGAAACTTATTTTGTTATGTATTATTTTGGTATCTTGTACAGCATTTAAGAGAGTGACTTATGTTCCAACATCTTATGACTATCAAGATGAAGTTAAGTGTCTGGCTCAGAATGTTTATTTTGAAGCTAGAGATCAAACTACTAAGGGTCAGATTGCTGTTGCTCTTGTCACGATAAATCGTGTTGAAAGTAGAAGATTCCCCAATAGTATATGTAAAGTTATTCATCAAGCTAATCGGTATAGAAATGGTAAGATAAAAAAACATATGTGTCAGTTCTCTTGGTATTGTGATGGACTATCAGATACACCGAGAGATCGAATAGCATGGAAAGTATCCAAGACTATTGCAAGAGCTATGTTAAAACAGCCAGGTGTTCATATTACACACTTTGGTAAAACATGGGACATGAAAGATTTTCTTAATGGTGCAAAGTTTTATCATAGAATAGATGTTAATCCATATTGGAATAACAAGATGATTAAGGTGTTGCAAATTGGGGATCATATATTTTGGAAGGATTATCTACATGAGTAGTTGACAACTAAAACAGGAGATGGTAGTATGCAGAAAATCAATTCTAAAACGGGTAGTGATACTCAATCAACACCATCTCCAGAAGATAGCGGTATTTATCTTTTTATGGATGCTGTGAATGAAACATCATGTAAAGATTTAATTAATTTTATTTTTACTAAAAATTTAAGTAATCCAAAACTGAAACACTTACAAATTGTTATTAATTCAGGTGGAGGTGATCTTAGTTCAGCTTTTGCAGTAATTGATGTAATAAATGGAAGTGCAATCCCAATCTATACAATTGGGATTGGTTGTGTGGCTTCAGCAGCATTTGCAATTTTTATTACAGGTGAGAAAGGATATAGAACTTTAACACCAAATACATCTATTATGTCACATCAATATACTTGGGGAACTTATGGTAAGGAACATGAATTATTTGCAACTGTTAAAGAATATGAATTGACGACTCAAAGAATGATTTCACATTATAAAAGGTGTACCGGATTAACAGAGAAAAAGATTAGACAGTATTTATTACCAGCACAAGATTGTTGGTTGAGTGCAAAGGAAGCAAAGAAGTTGGGTATTTGTGATAAAATAAAGGAATTGAGATGAGTATTGATATTAACATTACATTAGAAGAAATGGTTGCAACAAAACAGATAACGTATATGGAAGCTATAGTTGAATATGCCCATAACGTAGATGTTGAAATTGAATCAATAGCAAAGATATTGAACAAATCTATTAAGGATAAAATTGAAGTTGAGGCACAGGGCCTCAATATGTTGAAAAAGACAGCAAAGCTTCCGATATAAGAAAGGGGATGGTGAACTTGTGGGTATTGGGTGGGCAAAGATTTCATACTGAAGTCTTGGAAGCATAGTAATATAACGTAATAAAATAATACAACGTAATAAGGAGTAAAAATTATGGCAAGTTTTAAAGACTTAAAAAAGAATCGTAGTAAAAACATGGAATCTCTTTCTGAGCAAGTTGCAAAACTTTCTGAGAAACCATCTTATGTAGATGAACGTATTTGGAAACTAGAAAGAGATAAGTCGGGAAATGGATATGCTATTATTCGTTTTCTTCCAGCACCTCCGAACGAAGATGTACCATGGGTTAAACTTTGGACACACGGATTCAAAGGTCCCGGTGGATGGTATATCGAAAACTCTTTAACCACTCTTGGTAAAGATGACCCAGTTTCCAAAGCTAATACTGCATTGTGGAACTCTGGTATCGAATCAGACAAAAACATAGCTAGAGATCGTAAACGTAAATTGAATTTCTATTCTAACATTTTAGTATTGGAAGATAGTGCTAATGCAGGGAATGAGGGAAAGGTATTTTTATTTCGTTACGGTAAGAAAATCTTTGAGAAGATTACTAGTGTGATGAATCCTGAGTTCAAAGATGAATCTCCCCTAAATCCTTTCGACTTCTGGGAAGGTGCAAACTTCAAGATGAAGATGCGTCAAGTTGATGGTTTTGCAAATTATGATAAATCAGAATTTGCATCCGTTACACCACTTTGTGATGGCAAAGATGCAGACCTTGAAGAAGTTTGGAAACAGCAACATTCGTTACAAGAGTTAGTTGATCCGTCAAGTTTTAAGTCCTATCAGGAACTTGAAGCAAGATTTAATACTGTAGTTGGTGGTGGATCAGGATTTGAAACGATTGAAGAAAGTAATAATGAAGAAACTGTTACTACCTCCTCAGATTCAGACAGTTCTTTAGATTACTTTAAGAAGTTAGCTGATTCTGAATAAGACTTGAGTAGTGGGGGGTTCTCCCCCACTATTTTTTTATGCATCTAAGATAGCTGTATTATTTAGCATTTCAGTATCTCTATGTGTGGTTTCATGTGCATACATAGGACTTGAATTGGTAGTTGAATTGGTGACATTGTTAGGTGCTATAATGACACCTCCTCCTCCACTACTACCCAAACTATCTGATGTAGATTGTGCTGAAGCTAATTGTGTTCCAGTATCATTTTGTCCCATTCTTGCAATCAATCTATCTGATCTTCCCTTAACTTGTTTAGACCAAGAAGAATCTTTCATTTGTACTTGTGCTTCTTGCCAATCACCACTTCTAATAGCTGCTTTCAGTTTTTTAAATTTGTTTAAAGTTCCTTCACCCATGTTGTATGCCATGTTGGTGATGATCCCTTGTCTGTTACCTGAGAGATTCTTCCACGTTTCTTTACCAACAAATCTTTCTGCAACCTTTTTAAAGTGAGGCATCTCACCCAACATTAATCTGGATGCTTCTTCTTCAGTCATGGTTACGTCACCACTACTTAAATCTGCAAGAGATTTTTTAATACCTGCTGCGTCTAGTGCTTCTTGTGCTCCTGCTCTTTCCAGATTAAAACCATAACCAATAGTCTTGATTCCCATTGTATCTTTATATACACCTGACTCAAATCCTTCGTCTTTCTGAATCTGTTCTAGTTCACTTTTAGAAGCAGTAGCTCTATCTAATGCTTTTGGTCCTGCTCTACCTGTTTTATATTTTTGCCACATTTCATTGGCTGCATCTTTACCACCGAGTGCTTTAACACCTTTCATCCTAGAACCTTCACCGAACTGTCGAAAGTAGTCAGTTTTACTTTGCTTACCTGTTTCTTTTTCTTCTTCTGCTTCTCTTGTTATTTCAGCAGGTGTTTTTGGTACTGGTGTTTTTGTTACTGGTTCTTCTTTTTTATCACCTTTAAAGAAACCCCATACTTTAGCACCTATCTCTCCTGCTTTTCCAAGAATACTTCCAAAGATGGCTTTAATATCAATGTTAAATAGTTTGTCAAACCATGCTACTATTTCATCCATTGCTTTACCAAATAGTTCACCTATGCTAAAGTCTGTAAATTTACTTGAATCAAATCCAAACTTTTTACCTAACCATTCTGCAGCTGGGTTTATTAATACATCTTTTATTATTTGTGCGGGTAAAAAGTACAGAGTAACAAAACTTTGCAGTGTTTCTTTCCATGAACCAAATGAAAATGTATTATTGAACCATTCTTTAAGTGGTGTAAATACTTTATCTACTAACATTCCTCCAACACCATCTGGGAACCATTGATTCCATTTATTACTAACAGCATCTCCCAGTTTGCTGAATTTTTCCATTATTGTATCCGGGAGTGCTTTTATAGCTGCCCATGTGTCTTTAAAAAATGTACCATCAATACCTAATAGACCTCCAACAAGTTTCATTAAGTTTTTGAAAGTATCCCATATGTATATTCCTATGTCACCTATAGCACCTAGTACTGACATAACTCTTTCACCGAAAGACATTTCACCCCAACCTTCAAATCTTTCCTTTAGGCTAGAGAACATTTTAGTAATACTTTCAATTTGATCTGTAAAGAAAGTAACTAATCCGGGAAGAAGGTCACTTTTTGCCCAGTCCCAAATGGTTACAACGATTGGTTTAAGAAATTCATATACAGCAACGAATGCACCTTTAATTCCTTCCCAAACCTTTTTTAATTGTTTCATGTTTAATGTGGATAGTGCTGCTAATAGTCCTGCACCAAGTAATCCCATGATAAGTTTACTATATCCACTCATCATTTTTTTAAGACCACCTAGTAACCCACCACCTTTATCTGCATCACTTTTTTCTTTACCAAATAAACCTTTGATGCCGCCGAACATTCTTGCCATTCGACCCTTTTCTTCTTTTAGTTCCTCAGGGGATTTTTTGAAGGCATCTTTCATCCCATGAAACATTTTGCTCAGTCCTGTAGCTTTTTTCTTCTCAGACTTTTCATTTGCTAGGTCTTTCTTCGCGGCAAAAGCAGCACCTTCTTTTGACATCCCTGATTTTATTCTTATCGCTTTAAGTTCTTCTTCTCTAATTTTGTCGCGACCTTCTTCCCATCCTTTTTTTCGTCCGGCAGCTGCTTTTATTTCAATTTCTGCTAATTCTTTGAAATATTTCTTTTGTGCATCTATGATAAAAACATTTTCCTTTTTACCATCTCCACCCATATCCTTATTAATGGATTCCATCATATTTTTATCTTTGGTCATCATCACTTTTGTTAGTTCCATTATAGCCTTTTCCGTACCCATATCTGCTAAAGCATTCTTTTCTGACATCCTTGATTCTTTGGCTGATGGCTTTGTCACACTTGCAGGGGCATCTGCAACAGAGGGGGGTGGTTGTGCATGAGTGCTCGCACTACTCCATATATTTGGAAGTTTTCCTTTTGCCATTGTTAGTTACCTTTGTTGTTGTTGTTCTTTACGTCTTGCATTTTCTTCCTCTATATATTTCATTAGTAACATAATATATATTTCCTTTTCCCATGGAATTAAGTTTTCCACCTCAGTCAACGAGTATTTATGATGTTGCATCAAATTAAAGTTTGTTTGATAATAATTACTTATCGATTCGTGACCAAGGCTCATGCGAAAAAAGACCCAAGACCCTCCAAGGTCTTACTTTCCTTCCAATCACATTTCTTTTTACCTTTACCAGCAGTACAAGCAAGTTTTATTTCATGTTTAAGAGTTGGTAAAGTAGAAAAAAATTGTTGCATTTTTTCAAAAGAATGTTCGGGTAATGATTCAATAAAATCTTTTAGTTCTTCTTTAGTATGATCTTTTGCTGCATAAACATTTTCTTTATCCCATATAGAATCAATACAAGCTTCTATGGTGGCAAATATATTCTCTATTTCGTTTCCTTCTGCCTCAATAATCTGTTGAATTGATAATGAAGGATATTTCATCATAACACCAACATCATCTGTTAATTGAATCTTAGGATTATTTTCTTCAGGTATTGTTACATTAATAGATGATAAATCTATTGTAATTGGAATTGGTGTTTTGCATTTACCACATTCAAAATTTAAATCAACTGTTTCACCTTTTGATTTTGCTCTTAATTGTAAAAAAATGTATTCAATATCAAATATGGGCATATCATCTACTACATTAAGATCCTCATATACACATGCTTTTATAATATCTTTAATTGCACCCATCATTTGTGAATCATCATCTGCTTCCATAGCTAAGAGAAGTATTTTTTCTTCTCTTACTAAAAACGGTCTATACTTAACATTTTTTCCGGATGATGGTATAGTTAATTCATATTTTGGTACTTCAATTTTTGGTAATGGCATTTCATTTCACTCCTTATGAAATATAATATTAATAATTTAGACATACTTAGATCCTGCTCCTAGATCATTTGTTGATATACCTCCTGCATTTCCTGCATTTCCTGCACTACTTGCTGAACTGCCACCTCCACGAATAGCATCCATTGATGCAGGTAAGAAAGATGATTTCTTTTTTAACAGAGTTCCTAATTTAGGATTTCCAAGAGCTGCAAACTTATCTTGGAGCATTGTACCTACTCCTGAATTAGATTGCCATGCGTTTCTTGCATGCTCTTGAGCTTGTTGAATTGTTTGATTTACTCCACCGGGATTACTATACCCATGATTAATAAATTGAATATCATTATATACGATTGTTATAGGAACTTTATGGATTGCATCTTTTATTCCATGACCTAGAGCTAAATCACCTACTGTTTTTGGATAGGCACCTGTTAATTTACAACTCATTACTACAGGTAAATCTTCTACATCTGTTTCGATTCGATTAGAACATTGAAAGATTTCAATTCCTCCAGTATATCCCCCGTCCCCTGTTGGATAATTGAATCTTCCATCAGCGGGCATGATATATTCTATCCATCTTTGAAAGAATTGAAATTCTTGCATATCATCACTTACATAAAAAGACATATTGACAGGTGCCAGTTGTCTTTCGTATGCATATTCAAAACCTGACCGTCCTCCACCTATTTTATGTGGTTTTGTTGCTAAATTCAATCCGGGAAATGAAACAGTTTCACAATTCAAAGTAATATCTCTTAGTGACTCCCATTGTCCTGCGAGGCCTGGTGGTGGGAAGATTGCAACCCTATAGAAACAAGGCCGTGAAAATAAATTTGATCTTTTTACTTGTGCCACCATTCGATTGATACCACTACCAACAGATTTCTGTTGTTTGCGATCAGGCATATCATGGTTTGATCGAAGTTTAAGAGCTTGATTTGCTTTAACAGGGTCAACACCAAGAGGAATGTTAGCACCTAAAGATATACCTTTAGGCCATTTGGTGCTAATTCCTAATCTTGCATTTCCGAGTGATGTTCCTAGACTTAATGGCATTGTGTTATCCTTTAAAAGTTATTTCTTTTATATATTTATACATTTTCTTCAAACATCTAGGTGTTTTTCAGTTAAAACTACAAATTCCCAACCCCTGTTGTCAGCCCATTTTCGTGCAGCTTTCCATTTGCTTTGATT